TCGCCATCACCAGCATTGATTAATTCAAGAATTTCTCCATCATGTGCGGCTGTATTAGCATTGATTCTCATCATAGCGCCAGTAGTTAAAGTAGTAGAACTAATATCAACTAAAGCATCGGCAGTTGTGATAGTATTATTTGTAACATCCAATGTTCCAGTAACTGCCAATGTTGTATCAAATGTAACGGCTTCGGCCACATTTAAAGTGCCTTTAACCGTAGTCATAGCACCGGTTGATGCTATTTCAACCACACCATCACCAGTTGCGATATAAGTTGCGCCAGAAGAAACCAATGTAGAAACCGAAGTTTCTCCCGTAACATTCAAGGTTCCATTAACTGCCAATGTTTCATCAATTTGAACATCACCACTAACTGCCAAGGTTGTATCAAATGTAACGGCTTCGTCCACATTTAAAGTGCCTTTAACCGTAGTCCTAACACCCGTTGATGCTATGTCAACCACACCACCACCAGTTGCGATAGAAATTGTGTCATTAGAGGCCAAGACAATTCCACCAGTTCCAGCATTTAATACTAAGGCAGTCGCACCTGTTACATTACCCATGGTAATCGTTCGAGCAGCAGCACCCGTTCCTACATTTATAGCTTGCTCAACAGCATCATTGCCAATACTAATAACACCAGAACTTGAATTGAGTTTTAAATCACCGACTGCATCAATTTCCAAACCAGTCGTTCCATCATGTGTTAATGTAGCGTCACTATCTACTCCAAGAGATAAGACAGCCCCGTCAGTGGGCAATTTCACATCACCAACTGATAATTTTGTTGGCATAACAGTTAAATTTCCTGTAGATGCCCCCGTAAAACTCCCAGTTCCTAAAATGAATGTGTCAGCACTTTCATCCCACCCCATAAAGGCATTATCAGAATCACCACGTTCAATGATAATACCCGAATCGCTTGTTGGCGTTCCTGTTGTCCCGTTAGCTAACTCAATAAGTTTATCAACAATGGTTGTATTACTATTGAGGGTAGTTGTAGTTAGACCACCATTTATACTCAAATCCCCATCAATAAACAATGTTCCCGTATCATTCTCTATATGAGCGTTTGTCCCATCATGATATATCTCTAAATTATTATCCGTTCCTAGTTGTATTCTACATGGAGAATCGGCTGTATCATCGTTTAATGTTAATATATTTATGGCTATAGTATTTTGATTTGAATTAGACATTATTATTTACGTGTAATATAATTAATAATATATTTTATTTAAGTATTATCTTTTAAACCAAATAAATATTTATTTTGAATTATAAACCACTTGTTTCCACCACCAATATAATCGTATTAAAAATATTCCAGCACCATACGTTCCTATAAATGTTCCATATCATGTGTTAAATAACTGTAACAAGGCCTCATCAATATAAAAATACATCTTACCATGATCCGTGGTTCACGAAGCCGATTAATAATAATAATAATTTATTTAAGTGTTATAATAATAACGATTATTAGTAATAATAATAACGATTATTAGTAATAATAATTGATTTAAGTGTTATAATAATAACGATTATTAGTAATACATCATGTACACAACTATTGGTAATATACAACTGAAAAATTGTATTATGAATGCGGCGGGTGTGCGCTGTACTACTAATGAGGATTTACAAGCATTAAATACTTCTGCGGGTGGTGCCATAATAACTAAAAGTTGTACCCTACTTAGTCGCCAAGGAAATCCCTTACCGCGTTATTATGATAATGATATGTTGAGTATAAATTCATCGGGATTACCTAATTTGGGATATAATTTTTATATGGAATTACCATCTAAATATGACTTTGTCAAACCCTATATTATTTCGGTTTCGGGTTTATCCTATGACGATAATATACACATAATAGAAGATATATGTAAACGCCATCATATTAATGGCGATATTAATGGCGATATTAATGGCGATATTAATGGCGATATTAATGGCCATGGCCGTATCGCTGGCATTGAACTAAATCTATCCTGTCCAAATATTAATGGTAAATCTCAAACTGGATATAATTTCGAAGAAATGGACCGGTTATTAAATGCTGTTAATGAATTAATATCCCCTCTAACAGATTTTCATTTCGGTATTAAATTGCCACCGTATTTTGACATATATCATTTTACGACAGCTGCTAATATTATTAATAAATATAATATAGATTCTATAACATGTATTAATAGTTTAGGTAATGGTCTTGTCGTTGACCCAGAAACCGAAACTATAGTCATAAAACCGCAAAATGGGTTTGGTGGTATTGGTGGCAAAGCAATAAAAGCAACGGCATTAGCAAATGTCCATAAATTCGCCACCTTAACTAAATGCTCTATTATTGGTTGTGGTGGGATATCCAATGGCATGGATGTATTCGAACATATATTATGTGGCGCGAGTGCTGTTCAAATCGGCACCGAATTATACAAAGATGCGGGAGCAATAAAACGTATTACGGTGGAATTTACGAATATAATGCGACTAAAAGGATATACCAATATAAGTCATATTAAAAATCAATTAAAGAAAATATAAATATAATTATTTATATACATATTATAATAAATGACTGGTCAAATAAATAGTAGTTCTATCAACAATTTATTAGCTAATTTGTCGGAATTTAATCCAGGTAATATTCAGTATGATGTATTATCGTTGGATAATGTTGCTTTTGGTGGAACCACCGATTCCTTAAAGTTAAGTAGCTCGACATATGATTTAATTACATCATTAACACTACGTGTTTCTTTACCTGTTATATCAACCGTCAACCGGTCTACAGGTGGTAAAGGATATATATCATGGATAAATAATATTGGCCACAGTATAATAGATGGTATTGAATTGAAGCTAGATACATATACTATATATGATCTTGGATTCCCATATGATAAATTTCTGGATATATATAACGAAATAAATGATACGAATAAAAAGGAATATTCGGGTATTGGAAAATATAATAGTTCGATTGAACTGGATAAATATCAAACAAATGTTATTAATCTCGATATCCCCCTACATTTATGGTTTTCACAAGATATAAATTCGGCATTACCACTGTTTATGTTGGATTCAAGGGAATTACAATTTAAAGTTAAACTAAAATCATTTGCTGGACTACACTATTATAATCCCGTGGGAAATTCTGGAAATATAACAACCGTAACACCAACCGCCAATTTGGTTGTTGGTTATTTTAAATTGAATGATATAACATTGAAAACTAAATTGAAAAAACAAAATTATTCGCACTTTTTCAATTATTATACTAATACAACCAAGAGCACAATGGCAACCACGAATAGTATTTCCAGCAATGAATCATTACCCTTAAAGGAGATTCTATTTGTCGCAATCAATCAAACCCGTGATAGTTCGAATAGTGGGACAGGACCCTATAAAATTAATAAGTTAATTACTGATATTAATAAAAATGATTATTTCAATTATGGTAATATAGCTATAGAAAGTGGTAATGGTGACTACGATACATTTAAAACGATGAATATCAAATTCGATAATGACAAATATTATAATTCGGATCTAAATGCCGAATTTATTCGCACAACGACCATATCGGATAATCATAATAATGTTCCAAACATAAAATCGGGAAAGTTTATATATTGTCTACCATTTACTCCATCTCCCAATCATAATAATATCAAAGGAGCCTTGGATTTCCAAGATATAGATACAATCAGTTTAGATTTTAGTAGTATCCCATCCAACTATAAATTATATGTATTCTTCAATCATATAAAAAAAATATCCATAAAAAATGGAAAGGCCACTTTTGATAATTGGACCACAACCGATAAGGCCGTAACACAAACCGCCTTTAAAGATACGACTGAAGAAATAAAAACTATAGAATTAGACACTGTAATTACCAAAACTTCTCAAGAAAAACTCAGCCAAATGGTGTATAATATATTACCATCGTCTTCATTTTTAATAACAGATTATAAGATAGTAAATGAGTCTATAACCATTGATTTTGTTATTGGTAATGATTTAAACAATCAAGATATTATAAATATTCAAGCACATTCAGATGAGGGATCCATACAATTGAAAAACACAAATTATATTTTTTCTTTAGAAAATATCACTGAACAAAAACAAATGATGAAAATTCCAGAAAAAACACGTAATATTATATGGGAGTTAATAGAAAGAAAATATGATGAAGGTATTATGGATTTAGAAGAATTAATGGGTGATATTTTACCTTATTCGGATGGTCTATTTGTAAAGATATATAGTAGTCAACCAAAACAACTCAGTCATTGGTTAAATAATGATGATATAATAAAGGAAACTACCAAGGTATTTGTAAAGAATGTAATCGATCATCTATATGTATACAATCCCGAATTTAATACTAATTTATTTACAGCAACCTTCGATCATATTGTACGTATAGATAATGGTAAATATACGCTGGTATCAAATCCCCAAAATATTATTGATGCGTTGGATGTATTATTTAGTGGGGTTCCAGTAAATGGTCAGGATACCGAATTACCTTCATTAAAATGGACTAATAAAAAAGCAGAAATACCTTATATCATTATTATCCCAACTAAATATAACCCGATACATGAAATAGATGATAAAGAATACACGAAATCAATAGTAGAACAATTTGGTATTGTTATACCAATCGACACTAATAAGACAATAACGCATCAATCATTATTACAAACCATAACAAACATATATTCATCGCGATTACAACTATGGCTTGATAAAACGATAGCCAGTAAAAATACTGACCCATATACCTCAAATTTAGCCAGATTGAAAGACATGTCAAAATATTCGAAAACAATATCAAACTTACTATCACCTGTGAATAATAAAAATTTTTATTCGATATACAAAGTCGTTAACGTTAAATTAACTATTCCTGGCGATTATCATACAACAATTACTAACGCAAATGACAAACTAAACACGGTTGACTTAGAATCAATGACGATAGGAGTTACGGATATTCCAACATTAACATTTAATTTTATGAATGTTCTATAGTAAAAAAAAATTGAAATATTGAAATATAATAAAGAGTGGATTATATTCAATTATAATATATTCATCATGGAAAATACACCAATCAAAATAGAGGGCACTATTACCCCATTATCATTTTATCATTCTTATGATTCATTATTATTTTTAGATAATAGTAATAAAGTTCTATTACCTACTATCATATTTAATCAGATAGTTAATTATGCGAATATCAGTTTTCCATTAACCATATCTATAAATGACACTATTATGGGAATACATGAAATATTAGAAGATATAGATCAAATATATATTCCAGAATATATATGTAAAAAAATAAATCTATGTGAACCGACCCAATTAGAATTAACCTTTATTGATAATAGTCAATTTCCAAAAGGAGAATATATAAAATTAAAACCCCACCAAAGTATATTCTATGAAATTATAGATACACGAGGATTTCTGGAAAATAATCTAAAAAAATTGTATACCCATTTAGAAAAAAATCAGGTTATTCATATACCACATAACGATACAATACTATATTTTGATGTCGTAGAAATAAAACCAGATACGATTGTTAGTTTAAACGATACTGATGTAGAAGTGGATTTTGAACAAGCATATGATTATGTAGAACCACCAGTAATAGAAAAAAATGATATAAATGCGAAATTGAAATTTAAATTTAAACATGGACCAGCATTACCAACCGATGATACACCAGTAGAACCTGACCCATCTATATTTGTGCCATTTTCAGGTACCGGACGACAATTAGGTGGAGGAAATTAAATTATAATGATCATTATTTAATAACAATTTACATACCTGTTTCTTTTTTTTTTTATATTTTCCACTATTATAATGTTTAAATTCGGCGATTTTATTAAAGCTTCTGGTGTTACGATCAACAAATATTTCTATCGGTATATCATATAATTTCACGGCACAATCAATTTCGATAATACCACCATATTCGGTTGATTTTCTCATCATATTAATGCGTTCGTCTATATTATTATAATGTTCATGGTCATCATAAAATATAGTGTCGTAGGTTTCTTTATTGGATTCTAAATAATTAACTATCTCCTGACGAATTTCCATACATTTCCGGTGTTCGTCAATATTCATTTGTTTATTTTTAACTTGCCCATTTTTAAAGCGCGAATAGTTTCGATGTTCTTTATTCAAAAATAATAGAATACATCTAAATAAACAACTACCATCTTCAGGAACATTAATGGTTGTCATGTCGATTATTGTCGATTATTGTCGATTATTGTCGATTATTGTCGATGAATAAGGTTGATTATAAATCATTATAATAATCAATAAAATCAATTTTATTTTAACATAAAATTAAAATGACTATTAATGCGATAAGACCAATATTTATCCCATACGCCAATAGTGGTGTAGTGCTGGTTACGGCAGTGAAATGTTCGGTTATAGTCGATGGTTTATAGCGTTCGCGACACATAATACACCGACCACAAGGTTTACCATTACGTGGATACCAACAACTCCATGTTAAATTTAATATATTATCATATCCATATTCAGTGGCTTCTTTATACATCGCTTCTTTATTATATCCCATAATCGGTAATACAAATTTATCAAATATTTTCATTTCGGGATCAGAAAATGTATAATCGCGATAATTACAATGGAGTTCATGGCATTTCATTTTATGTCGCATTTTTTTATGAATAAAACCACCCACCTCAGCACAAACTTCTATATGTTTATCAAGATTTTTAGTAACTTGCGCCATAGCGCCATATTGACATTTTTCACGACGCACATAGCCTCGTTTTTTAAATTGTTTCATTTCTTGGCGAATTACCGAATCATAATTGGCATTTTTTACAATCATGGTTTTCTTCAACAATTTTTTAGTATAGGGATACTGTTGGTGTAATTGGTGTATAATATCTTCTTGACTTTGGAGTTCCTGTGTATGATTTTTTCGTCTGGTATTACTTTGTTGATGGTTATCGATATATTTATCAGAAATATAGACAGGTTGTACCGCTACCTTTTCCTTTATTAGTAATTGACATATTCTAAATGTCGAATCATAGCCTCCGGTCCAAAACACATATACAGGTTTTGAATAATACATAATATATATGAAGAGATAAATAGTATAATAATAATAATAATAATAATAATAATAATAATAATAATAATAATAATAATTCTTTAATTCTTTAATTCTTTTACTTCGTTTACTTCGTTTACTTCGTTAGTATCACTATCTTCCGTATCACTTGGTTTTCGCGCATATTTCCCTAATGTAATATGGAGTAATACACTGACTAATGTTAGTAGGATGGCGTATATAAAATGATGTTTTACAACATTCGAATTATATGTGTTAAGCACTCTTGTTATGGCTTCATTCCATGTTAATGCGGTTGTTATTGTGATGGAATGTAAGATAAACCATATAGATGTAGTATATATATCAGTAACTAAAATGGAAGACATGTTATTAATAAAATAGTATTATATATTTATTAAATTATCTGTATTATTATTTATTAAAATATCTGTATTATTATTTATTAAAATATCTGTATTATTATTTATTAAAATATCTGTATTATTATTTTCTACAATAGTTGAATCGGATTCGCAATTGCAATCGCTGACGACAATGGCTTCCGCATCCACATTATCCATGTGTTCCGTATCATTGTCGCCTAATAATATATTATAGGAGCCTTTATGCGTATAATGTATATGACTAAAATATCCACCCCCCACAATATAATAGATTAACATAACCCATCCAAATATGAACATGTTTTTATAAACACAATACTCGGTGTTACTATAAATACTATAAATAATATATATAAATAATATATATAAATAATACATATAATATCTGTTAATGGCAACTGAAATTGATATAGAAACCTTGGCGAAAACTATATTTAGCAATGAAATTAAAAACCCAAATTCGTATGTGATTACCTTTGATAATATACCGCTTATTGAATTATTCCAATCATTACTATATATTTTGGCAGAAGGCTGTAAATATATGTATACAAAGGATGATAATAAAAATATAATTACAGATTTAGATTATACCGATTTTACTGATTTACATAAATATTTTCTAAGTTTCGGCATCAATCTAACGTTAGCTATAATGGACAGCTTGCCTCAAGATTATATAAACTACGATAATTATCCCATTAACTCACAAACAGCCTTAAAAGAATTATGTTATATGATTAAATGCCAGCGTATATTTATTTGTTCTTTCGCCATAGCGTTATAATAATAATAAGTATTATTCACGCTTAAAAGTATATATAATTAAATACCATATTCATATATAATCATGTTATATCTTGTATTTGATTTGGACCATACTTTATATCAAATGGAAGATTTTAGTTATGATAAATTAAAACGGAATCCATATCTTAAATTTCTATTAGATATGATTTCATATAAAAAACTAATATTTACTAATGGAACATTGGGTCATGCACAATTATGTTTAAATCTAATTGATATTTCCGATAAATTTGGTGGGATTGTCGCGCGTGATACTATTAAGGATTTAAAACCTTTTAAATCATCCTATGATAAATTCATTCAAGTTAATAATATATTACCAAATGATTATGTTTTTTTTTTCGAAGATAGCTTAGATAATCTGGAAATGGCTAAAAGGTTTGGATGGATTACATTCTATATCGGTCCTCAGAGTCAAACACATTTACCATTTGTCGATATGTCTTTTAAATCCATCGAAGATAATTTAGAATATTTTATAGCAAAAAAAACATAGAATCATTCGATCATCTATTATTGCTTAAAATTAATATTAATATACTTTATATTACTATTTATACATTTATCACATTATATTAATTAATTAATTAAATAATTAAATAATTAATTAATAATGTCTATGTCAAAGAACGCGTTGATTAGTGTATATGATAAAACACACTTGGAATATTTGGCGACATATTTGGATGATAATGGGTATACCATATATAGCACGGGTGGGACATATACAATATTGGAAAAAATAGTAAAAAATGTCATTAATATTGCGGATTATACCAAGTCGCCAGAAATATGTGATGGTCGGGTTAAAACGTTACATCCTAAAATATTCGGAGGTTTGCTTGGAAAGCGTGATACTGAATCACATGTGAAGGACATGGAGTCTATTAATGCTATATTTTTTGATTTAGTTGTCGTTAATTTATATCCATTCGAAGAAACATTAAAAGACCTAAAAAACACCGAATTAGATATTTTAGAACAAATTGATATTGGCGGTCATAGTTTAATAAGAGCCAGTGTTAAAAATTATAAACAAGTTACGATTTTAACTAACCCAATACAATATCGGCATTTTATGGAAGTCGGTCAATCTATTAATAATGTCTCTTATGCGAAAGAAGCTATTAATCATATTATGAAATATGATATCGCTATTAATAATTGGTTTAATGAACCCGATAAAATTGGAATCTGTTACGATTTCGAATCCGGTTTAAAATATGGTCTTAATCCCTATATGAAACCCGCTGGAGTATACCGACCAAATAATACGAGTCCGCCTTATAGTATCTTGAATGGTAATCCAGGTTATATTAATTTACTGGATGCGAATAATGCCATAAGACTGGTTCTCGAAGTTCAACAACAATTGGGAACCCTCTGTTGCGCGAGTTTTAAACATAATTCGCCAGCGGGTGTATATACGGATTATTCGGCCTCTTTGAAGCCCGTAGATATATTACAAAAAACACGCGATATTGACCCGAAATCATCATTTGGCGATTTCATTGGATTTTCGGGAACGATGGATAAGTATATGGCATTACAATTAAAAAAATATGTTAGTGATGGGATAATAGGCTATGATTATGAACCGGATGCGTTGGATTTAATAAAATGTAAAAAAGCAGGCACCTATATTATTATGAAACAGCAAGAATTAGTAAATAAGATAGAATATCGGGATGTTAATGGTGTAACATTAACACAACCCTCAAATAATATGGTATTATCTGTCGGAGAATTATTAGCCTGTAATAAAGTAAATATTGATCAAGATGTACCAGAGCGCGTATTAAAAGATATGATACTCGGATTTATTACATTAAAATATACACAATCCAATAGTATTTGTTTTGTATACGATGGTCATGTGATCGGAATCGGCGCAGGACAACAAAATCGTGTGGATTGCATTGAAATTGCTGGTAATAAGGCTAAAATATGGTTGGAGAGACATAATTTAACTGATACCATACCGTTGGATATTACATTAGTTTCCGATGCTTTCATGCCATTTCCAGATAATGTTCAAAAAGCTCATGAATATAATGTAAAATATATAGCACAACCAGGAGGTTCTGTTCGTGATAATTTAATAAAAGACGAATGTGAAAAGTTAAATATTGGAATGATTTTTACTGGCAAGCGTGTATTTACACATTAAAATAATAGTGGATATGATGGATGAATATCCATATTCATATTCATATTCATATTCATATTATAAATATATAATAAAATTAAAATTATTTTTTATTAAATAATATATAATCATATTACTCGTATATATATATATATATTATATATAATCATAATTATTAATCATGACCACCATAACGGATATACCATCGCTTATGGATAATATCCGCACATACGAGCCAGGACTGATAGACTTGATACGTAGTTTTGTATTTATTCCATGTATTGATGGTATTGAAGACCGAGAATGCCATGTATATATAACAGCATTACCGGAACCAGGAACAACGGCTATTAAAGAATGTGCTTTTCAGGATAATACGAAGTTAAAGATGGTTATTATTGCGGATGGTGTAACATGCATTGAAAGTTGGGCTTTTCATGGTTGTAATAGTCTAATGTATATTAATATTCCTGATTCAGTGACACATATTGGCGAGTATGCTTTCACAGAATGTTTTACTCTGGGGTCAATTACTATCCCTGCGAGAGTAACCAGTATTGGTGAAGGCGCTTTCGATGCTTGTTTTAGTCTTGGGTCAATTATTATTCCCAAGGAGGTAACTCGTATTGGTGATAATACTTTCCGTGGTTGCTACAAACTAAAGTCTATTATTATTCATGATTCGTTAGAAAGTATTGGGGATGGTGTTTTCCATAGATGTTGCAATCTAAATTCTATTACGATCCCCGATGCGGTAACCATTATTGAAGATTCAACTTTCTATAATTGCGCCAGCCTATCATCCATTCGTATCCCGAGTAGTATAACCAGTATTGGTGCCGATGCTTTCAGTCAATGTTATAATTTGACTGATATTAACATCCCCGATGCGGTAACCATTATTGAAGATTCAACTTTCTATAATTGCACCTGCCTATCATCCATTCGTATTCCGAGTAGTATAACCTGTATTGGTGATTGGGCTTTCACACAATGTTCCAGTCTAAAGGCAATTATTATCCCCGATTCGGTAACCAGTATTGGCGATTATACTTTCTCTGGATGTGTCCGATTAACGTCTATTACTATCCCAGATTCGGTAACCCATATTGGATATTGTGCTTTCACAGAATGCCCCAATTTAATGGAAATTAGTATCCATATTGAATGTAGCTATTATGGTAATGCGATTCCGGATCATACAGTAATTACGTTCAGAGACTAATATTATCATGACCACCATTTATCTATTTCCAGGATGATTGAGTTTTATATTATTTAATATTAATATTAAAAATTGATATATTGATATATTGAGATATTGATTATTGATTATTATTATGAGCCAATATTGTGAAATAACAATTGATTGCCCTCCAGGTTACCCGAGACCATTAGATGTATTAGAATCGGTTATTAACAATACTGAAAATGAAATATTTGATATAGATATATTAAGAACCTTGAAAGAATGGAAACCTTTAATTTCAAAAGGCAGTGGTAAATTTGGTAATTTTATATGGTGTATGCCGTATGATTTAAATGAAACTAAATTTAATATTATGAAACACCAAATGTGGTTAGAAATACTTAAATATTATAATAGTGGTTCAGTAAGATATAGTAGTCTTATACAATTATGAATAAAACTATAAATATCCCAATAATAAATTGAATTGAATTGAATTGAATTGAATGGTAAATATGAAAAACTTATTTTTTTTTTATTATCTCTATTAAAATTTTTAGGGTCAATAACTATATTATTATTATGCGTTACTAAATCCGAAATAATATTTGAAAACGCCCCACCATTCCGTATATAAATACTACTTTGTGTCATAAAACAAAAATCATTATCTGGATTTCTGCTTTGATTATCTAAAACGGTATATCCATGTTTTTTTAAAATTGTTTTTATTTCATTTATATATTTAATACTATTTTCTATATTTTCTATATTTTTTTTTTATGACTGCCATAAATTAATTTTATCTTTTTTTTAGATGGATATTTTTTTTTTTAAATATTGGCATATTAAGTTATAATTATCTTTTTTATAATAATATATTCTCTTATTTCGTGCGAATACTTGTTGATTATTAAAATTATCATTCGTAATTACATCACCGACCCTTAAATTTAATATAATTAAATTATTATCGATTTTTATATTATTATTTTTAATATGTTCTTTTATAATTTTTGTAATTATTACTTGGTTTAAAGATTGTGTTTTATATTTAATAGCATTTAGATATCGTTTGCCAATTGTGTCGTTATGTTTAGATTTAACATACTTTATATAGTGATGTTCTTTCTTCAAACAATATCCACTTAAAATATCACCCAATCTATAATCTATCCATTTATCATCATTAACTATAAAAGAATCAATATTACGTAAAAATAAATATAAATATAAAATTATAAGTATAACTAATAGGTATAATATAATATAATATAATATAATATAATATAATAAAAAATTTATTGTGCGTGTGTTGTCCATATAATTGTAAGAAACCATATCTTGGTTTATCCATTCATTGTATTGTTTTATTCGTATGGCTTTATATCCGCATGGTGCTATGGATGTATGGTGCCATACGAATAAAAAAAATAACATAATAAATATATACACGCATAATATTATAATATACCAACATCCTTACCACCCATTTACTAACTCATTATTTATACAATATGTATAATAATATTCATATTGTTGGTCATCATTGTATTGGGTATATATGGTGTAATCGTCCTCATTTCGGAATTTAACCCAAACATCAATTACATAATCGCCACAAACCATGGTGGGTTCAGCATAAATGTCTTCGATATCATCTTTCTTGATTTCGACCGCAATATATTTGAAATTTTCTTTCCAAATTAGGAGATCTCTTTTCAAAGCTAAGTCAAAAACAATATCAAAACACATATGGTTCATGGTATGTTGTATTGGTTTTAGATTATTATAGTATTTATCCACCAGTAATTTAGAACAGCGTTCTTGGAGATTTGGGAAAGCCATTTTCGTTTTTCGTTTTTCGTTTTTCGTTTTTCGTTTTTCGTTTATATTTAACCATATTAAGTAATT